AACGTAGATGTTGGAGATATTCTTTACGCACAACGTGGTGGTACAGGTACTGTGGAAAGTGTCGGAATTGACGATTTCCCAAATAGACTGGTCGGTCGTGGTGGTGGTTGTCTTTTAGCTGACAGAGCCGTACTCGATACAGACTCACTATATACATACGTATTATGTTTTGGTTTCACACCTCGTACTCAAAACGGTACAGGTTATGTTGCTAAGAACGGTGCTGGTGTTAACGGTATTGGTTCACTATCGATCTTTACACGTCAAGCGTTCTTCGCATTAGACGGTGGTCAAATGACGTTGAACAACTCTGGTTCTCAGTTCGGTGATATATCGATGAGAGCAAGAGGTAGTACAGTTATTATTAAACCTGCTCAAGCAACTCAAGACTCAGAAGGTGTGGCAACAAATCTAATTGCTAACGCTGCATTCGCTGATACCATTGAAGAAAATCAAGCTGCTATTGTCGATAATATGATCGATTACTTAACAGCTAATACAACAACAGGATTTAATGGAGCACCAGGTCTTGGTTACCAAGGTTATAATGCTGATAAATGCTTTAGAGATACAGGATTAATTGTAGATTCTGCTTCATATGACGTTGCAACAAATTCAAACTACTGGGGTCGCTTAAACGGTATTACATATCGTTCACCAATCTCATATGTAGTTATTAGCGATCAAATGACAGAAACAGTTGGTTCAATCGAACATATTAAAGGTGAGATTGATCACATCTTTACAAACGAACAAACCGGCGAAGTAATGACTCGTTTAGATAGATCTCTTGATGAGACTCTAAACATCCTTCAAAACGGTGAAGAAGCTGCCGAAGATATTATCTTTGCTAATACTGGTGATACAGATGCAGTAGCTTCAAGAGAACTAGTACAAGATAACAGAAACTTAATCATTGACGAATTTGTAGAGTGGATCGATAATAACGATGAATTCTATGCTTACGATGGTGCTAAGTGCGAAAGAGATGTTAAAGAATACATCTTACCAGCAACTAAGTTTGACATGTTATTGGATACAAACTATAACGCAGTAACAACTGGCCTAGCATACTATGTCAATACTGCCAGAACATCTCTTGAAAATCAAAGAAATGAAACAGTAGCTTCATTCGAAAGATTACGTAAAACAACAGATGAATTAGTACAAGATAAGAGCCCAGCCGGTGCGGTTGATGCTTATAAGTCATTCAATACAATTATTAATGCTCTTGCTAACTCAGGTGATAAGTACACTCCAACTAAAGCAACCTACGATCCAGTATCTGGTAGAATGGTTATTACAATCGGTACTCACGATTTAACAGTTGGACGTTATGTTAACCTTGCTGAGAATGGTTTCACATTCACATGTTCAAGCGATAACTTTAAAACACAAATTAGTCACCCACGTAAACAAGAAAAAGCTTACTTAGCTGCTTTACCAATTATCGAAGTATCGGCAAAAACAATTACAGTTAATCCTGGATTAACTCATGCTAACTTTGAACATAGATTTGTTGAAGCAAAAGATGATGCAGTTTCAGTAATCGGTGAAGCAATTACATTCTCTGATAATAGTTCAATTGATGCTAATAAGCGTAATGCTCGTAAGCAACTACAAGTTAACAGAGAGTTCGTTCAAGATTATATGATGGACTGGGTTGATAATGAATTCTACTTCTATGATAGCAAAAAGTGTCATAGAGATACAGAAGAATATATCTTACCTGCAGTTCAAAGAGACGTATTACTTGGAACAAACTATAATGCTATTCAAACAGGTGCAGCATATCGTACTAAGTCTGGTGAAGTAAGTGTTACTGACCAGTTAGCTCAAACAGTTGGTTCAATTAATTATCTTAAAACACAGACACAAGCTTTAGTATCCAATACAATTGCTGAAGATAGAGCTAACCAATCATTCGACGAAATGTCAAGATTGCTTAACAACAATGGTAAAAAATATACTCCAACAAATGCAGTATATACACCTGCAGAAGGTACCACGGTAATCACAATTGGCGAACATGATTTTGCAATTGGTGATAGCATTTATATTGAGCCTAATAGCTTAACATTTACATGTGCCTTAGACGGTAATACCACTGAGCATTCATATCCAACTACAGAGTTCATGAACTTTACTCCAACAAGTTGTACATACGATGTGGCAACTGGAGAGTTTAGTGCAGAAATTGGTTACGGTGCTCTTAAAGCTGGTGACAAAGTCGAATTCAAACCAAATAGTTTAGTATTTACTTGTGACTTAGATGATAATGTAACTAACCATGCGGCACCTGAATCACATCACCCATTCTATAAGAAACAAATAGTTATCGATAAAGTAGTGGGTACAACAATCTATATGAATGTTGGTGGAATTGTAGATGGCGGTGGAGCTCATACATTCGTAAGTGCTGCAACTAACGCTATCCAAGCTGAGAAAATTCACCCAGCATATAAGAAACCAGTTAAGATTTCTGATAGAACATCAACTACAATTACAGTTAATGTTGGCGATTCAAGTGATACATCGGTACATACATTCGTATCCTCAGCAGCTAATGCGATTCGCGAAGCTGATATGTGGACAGGAACATTCACTCCTCAAACTGCAACATACGATCCTATCTCAGGTGATATGGAACTAACAATTGGTCAACATGATTTACCGTTTGGTAAGTGGATTACAATTGCTCCAGAATCAATGGTATTTAGTTGCGATGTTGGTGGTGTAACAGGAACAGATGCTGCTCCATTATACGATCACCCTGCATATAAAGAACCAGTAAGAGTTAAAGCAGTTACTGCAACTACCATTACAGTTAATGTTGGTAATGCAAATGGCCATGCTAATAATCATACATTCGTAAGTGCTGAAGCTGATTGTATCGATGCTAATGCATTATTCTTCTCAGATCCTGCAAAAACAATTAAAGCATATACTCCTACAGATGCTACTTATGACCCAGTTGGTGGTGATTTCGTAATTACGATTGCAGGTCACGATCTTACAACTGATGATCATATCGAATTACAACCACAAAGTTTCGCAATGAGTTGCGCAGCAAACGGTGGAGGTACTGACTTCTCACCACGTATTGGAGACTTTGCATATAAGTTACCTTTAGCAATTAGTGCAGTTACTGCAAATACAGTAACAGTTAACGTTGGCGGAGCAGGAACAAACACAGACGTACATACATTCGTAAGTGCTGATGAAGGTTCAGTTGTTAAAGTTAGAGGTTCACAACAAGGTGTATATGCATCTAGAATCTTACAAAAGAACAAAGCATATCTTCAAGCTGAAGTCGATGCATACATGAATGATAACTACTTTATCTATGATAAAGATAAATGTATGCGAGATACAGGTTATATCTTAAATGCTGTAGCCAGAGACATTGGAACTAATTCAAATGTTAACTCAATATACGTTGGTAAAGGTTATAGAATCGGTACAGTCGGTGCAAACAACGTAGTTAATAATCAGCTTACTGAAACAGTCGGCGCGATTACTTGGCTCAAAGATAAGATTGCAACCGAAGTATTAACTGACGCTGATCAAATCGCTATATCAAATGCGGCATTCGATGAAATTATCGATATTATGACAAACGGAAATGCTGCTGCTAACGATATTAACTTTGGTGGAGCTTCATTATCAGTTGATTCCCATCAAGGTGCATCTGCATTAAGAATTAATAAAACATTCATACAAAAAGAAGTTATTGCTTGGATTGCTGCTAATCATCCAGGATTTGTATATGATCAAGTAGCTTGTGAAAGAGACTTAGGTATCTTTATTGATACAGCTTCTTGGGATTTACAACACGGTGGTAATGCTGCTACAGTAAATAATTCAAGACTTTATTTTGAAAATGCTTTACCAGTATTATCTGATGGAGAAATTGTTCCAACATCTGGTGCATATGAATTTGTATCTTACTTAGTAGGACAAATCGTAAGGGGTGAAACAGTTACTCCTCTACAAGGTGTTGAAACACAAACCAAAACACTAGAAGAATCATTCAGCCCATCAAATGCTACTTACGATCCAGTAACTGGTATTATGGTACTAACAATTGGAGTTCATACTTTCGAAGTTAACGATCGTATTACTATCGATCCTAACGCTATTACATTCCAATGTGGATTTAATGGTGGTGGTACTGATTCACATCCAAATGCTAATGATCCTAAACTTGGTAAGCCATTCATTATTACATCTAAGACTAACCAAACTATTACGGTAAATGCTGGCTCAGCCGGAACTAATACTGACGTACATAGTTTCATTAGTGCTACAGCTAACAGTGTTAGAGCTGCTAATATAGCCGATGCTTATACACCAACAGACATTGCATACGCACATATGACTGGCGTTATGACAGTAACATTAGGTGACAGACACAGATTTGTTAAAGGTGATTATGTAATCTTTGATGAAAATGCAATTACATTTAGTTGCCCAACATCAGATTCTGATGCCACACCAATTAACATATCACACCCTAGACCTACTGATCCAGTATTTAACAAACCAGTTAGAATTGACTCAGTAACAAGCACAACTATTACAATGCAGGTTGGTAAAGCTGGAGTTGATAAAGTACATACATTCGTAAGTGCTACAACAAACGGTTTAAGAAGATCTCTAAATGTAGATACTGCAACTAGAGCTGTAAACCTATTTGCTCAAATTGGTGAAACAATCGAACGAAATGATGGTACAGTTCCAGCAGTTATGGAAACACCAACTATTCAACAAGAAATCATAGGTCAAAAACCTAAGTATCAAGCTGAAATCATCGAGTATATCTACGAAACATATGCAGGTCACGGTTACGAAGTAGCTAAATGTGCAAGGGATGTTGGATATATCGTTGACGCAATCTCAGAAGATCTAGAGTACGGTGGCGATAGTGCTACAGTACACTCTGCAAGATACTATTTCGAAGGTACAGTAAACACATTACCTTATTACCAACAAGAGCCATCAAGATTAGCATTTACACATATTGCTAACATAATGGAAAAAGTTGTTAAGAATGAAATCAATGAGCCAATCTTTGGTTCAAGATTCACACCAACAAATGCTACATACGATCCTGTAACAGGTATCATGGTTGCAACGATTGGTGCTCACACATTAACAACTGATGATTATATCTGGTTCACACCTGGCGCAATTACATTCTCATGTGATACAGGTTCAGGCCCAACTAATCATGCTAGCCCAGAAGCACATCATAGATTCCACCACAAAGCTTGCCCAATTATCGGCGTGACAGGTACAACTATCACAATGTGGGTATCAGCGGCTGGAGCATATTCAGGAGCTCATACCTTTGTAAGTGCTCTAACTGATGGGTTATCACAAATCACTGGTAACCTTGCAATGCAAGATATTACACTTAACACAGCGGATGCTGCAACTGGCCTGGAAGCTAAGAATCTAGCGATGGTTATTGCCAACGTTGTAGATGATAGATTAGTAGTTCCAGATTATACTGGATCGCTTGACGTATCGGTTGGACAACAAACACCACGTGCATTACCAATTGCAAATGCTGCTACTGCTCCTCTTATGGAACCAAGCAGAACATTCGCAAGAAAATCACTACAATGGAACAGAGCGTTTATCCAAGAAGAAGTTGTACGATTTGTTAGAGATAATAACTATACATACGATGAAGCAAAATGTGCTAGAGACGTAGGATTCATTATCGATGCGGTTGCAAGAGATGTTCAGACAGGTTCTGATTATCCTTCACAATACTACGGTAGAGCATACAGAGTTGGTAATGCATTAGCACAAAATGTAATTAACGAACAGTTATCAGAAACAGTTGAAGCGATTGAATATGTTAGAGATGATATTCTACCAAGACTATCAGGCGCTGCATTAACAAGAGCAACCAATGCTTTCACTAATGTAATTAACATTATGAAAAACGGTACAGCTGGTATCACATATGATTATGGTACAGCAAACGTTGGTAGCTCGGATGCTTCTGCAACTGGAGGATTAACTCTTAACATTCCATTCTTCCAAGAAGAAGCGATTGCATGGATTGCGGTTAATAATTCAAGCTTAGTATATGATGAAGCAAAATGTAGAAGAGATACAGGACTCTTAATTGAAGCTGTAGCTTACGATATTAGACACGGTTCTAACGTCGCAATGAGAGATTTTGCTAAGCTATACTTTGAAAATGGCATTAACGTAGGATTACCTTTAGCACAAAGAGCCCCCACAGCGGCCCTCTATAATCACCTAGCTGCCGTTGCAGAGCAAGTTGTACTGAAACAAACAGTTACACCTACCTCTGGAAACTCAGAAGCTCAGGTAACATCTGGGTTCGGTAACGTGGTTGGAGCATCTGGTATTGAAGTTGAATTACTAATCAAAATCGTAGCAGATATTATTACTGACGATTCATTAATTAACTTACCACAAATTAGAGAAGCTACTGTAACTGATGCTGCGGCAACAGGTTATGATCAAGAGGCTTCAAAAGATATTATCCTTGGACGCAAAGAAGCTCTAGGATCATCGGTTGTTCAATACTTAAGTGATAAGTTTAGCTTCCTACAGTACGAAGAAGCAAGATGTAGAAGAGATACAGGTTATATCGTAGATGCAATATCACATGACATTCAATATGGTGGTAATGCTGCAATGCACGGAACTGCAGAACTTTACTTTAAAAATGCAGTAAATATCTTGCCAATTGACCAACGTCAAGCAACAAGAGAAGCATTCGAATATATGGCTAAAGTAGTTCAACATGTTGTACGTAATGAGCATGTTGAAAGAGAACTTGGTGATCAGTTCACACCAACAGGTGCAACATACGATCCAGATACAGGAATCTTTACAGCAACACTTGGTTCAGGTCACGGCTTAGTAGCTGGTGATTATGTAACGATTGCTCCTGAAAGTATTGTATTTACATGTGCACTAGATGGTGACATTGCTGAACATCCATCACCACAAGCTGGCGATCCATACTATAATAACCCATATTACATTACATCAGCTGATGCAACGACCATCACAATGCAAGTTGGTAAAGTGGCTTATGGTAAAGGTGGCGGAGCACATACATTCGTAAGAGCAAGTTTAAATGCGATTTCACATGTTACTGGTAACCCAGTTAAACAAGAAATGCCAACTATAGCAGTAAGAAGAACAATCGCTTCTGAAGCTATGAACCTTGCATTAATGTTAAGCAAAGTATCAGATGATAATAGCCCATCAGCAATACCTGCAAGAGTTGATCCATTCACACATTGGGTTGATGCAGATATCCTAGCTGCTAAGAACGCTATTGATAATGGCACAGCTCAAATGGCAACTGATCTACAGACATACATTTACGATACTTACAATGGTATTAGTTACTCTAAAGAGAAATGTCGTAGAGATGTTGGTACAATGATCGATGCATTATCGCATGACGTTAACTACTCAACAAATTATGCAACGGTACAAACAGCTGGACTTTACTTTGTAAATGCAGTATCAGTATTACCAAAAGATCAAAGACAACAAACTGCTAAGTTCTTTACTGAATTAGCAGACACTGTAGAGAAGATCGTACAAGGTGGAACAGTAGATACTTCAATCCTAAGCCATAGTGCTGGAACACAGGATACAACGACATATACAGCCGCTACTCCGGTTGAGGCTGAAGAAGTTGCTGATCTAACAAGAATCGTAGAAGATTGTATCAGAAGAGATTCAATAGATGCTATCCCAGCGATTACTGATCCTAACCTAGCATGGGTTGCGGCTGATAAAATAGAAGCTGCTGCAGAGATTGATGATAATCTTGACGAATTGGCTGACGATGTTACTCAGTTCTTGAAAGATACATTCACAATCGTAGATTATTCTAAAGCAAAATGTAGAAGAGATGCTGGTTATATCCTAGATGCTATGTCTTGGGATCTTAACTACGGCGGTAACTTAGCTACTCGTTGGAATGCAAACTTCTACTTCTGGAATAACCAATTAAGAGTTCCTGAAGATACAAGAGAAGCTACAGCTCAAGCATATCGTCAATTAGGCTATATTGTTTCACAAGTAGTTAGAGGTACATATCCTGGTCAGGTTATTAGATCTGAACTTGGTACTGAAGTACAATCTCAACAGGCAACTGATCTAGGATTAATCTTCTATAACGCATTATTCTATAACGATGTTAACAAACTTGGACCAACGATTAACCCGAACTTTGCTTGGGAAACTAATAAGACATTCAACTTTGCTAGAGAAATCGTTCAGAATAACAGAGAAAAGATACAAAGAGAAACACAAAGATTCATTACTTCTGAATATAAGTTTATCGATCTACCTAAAACTTATCGTGATGCAGGTAACTTCCTTAAAGTTATTCAAAATGATTTCAAATATACTGATCCGTCGCTTAACCCGACTAATCTTTATAATAATCCAAACGGTGGTGCTGGTGCAGATCAAGCTTCAAGATCATTCGTTGGTGCATTATTTAATATCGATGCACAGCATGTATTCCCAGTGTTTAACCCACCGGCAACATTTGCTAATTGGAGAAACTTAAGATTCAAAGGAACTGTTAACGGACAAGCTAACTTACCTGATCCAACAAATCCTGATTTCAGTCAAAAGAAATGGGATACGTTCATCGCTTCTACAGATAATAACGGTAATCGTTATGCAGGAGAGATATTCTACTGGACTGGTACTACATGGTCAGCACAAGGTGCGGTCGGTGCAAACAATACTGATTTACTAGATTCTTTCGTAGGTGCTTGGACACAAATGAAAACTTATATAAATAACAATATCGCGCCAGACCTAACACATAGAAATATGGTAACAGAATTGATTGATAACGTAATTATAGATAGTGTTATAAGACCTAACTTCTTGGTCTTCGGATCACTAGTTGAATCCATCGCTCACCAGTTTAACGGTGCATCGGCAGGTGTTAACAGAAACGCCTTACCGCTGAACTTTAGAAACGTGGGTGCTGCTATCGGCGCTAATGCTTCGGTATTATCGGAAAATGGCGGACGAATCAGATGGTCTGGATCGGACGAATTAAATAACCAGTACTTCGCGAGAGGTTTGAAAATTAATGGTAGAACAGGTCGAATCGAAGGTCGACCGTTTACATCATCAGTAAGAAAACTCGCACGAAGGGCATCTAACTCAAGGGCATCACTATAATGACTATTACAACAATCGAAACATCACAGGCACCAGATGCCAAACCGGTTGCCAAAAGTTTTACTTTAACTACCAACTGGCAGACGATGATTGAAGTCCCAAACTATGAAGTACCGGAGTTAGTCTTCGGTGGTTCAACAACAGTAGAACCAGGCGTAGGCGAAGTTATTTCGCCTCTGATCTTATGTAACTTTACTGCAAATACAGTAGCTGTAGACGTTAGAACATACAGGTTCGACGTTAATGATACATTTTGGATTATCAGGAACTTACAGATTCCAGCATATGACACAATTCCATTACCACTTAACGGCCAATTCTTTAAATCAGGTGATTTATTAGAACTTAAATGTGATACAAACTTAGCCGTTGATTCTTCATTATCCTTTACTCTTGGTCAATCCGAAGAGGATGATGTATAATGGCATTTAGATCAATAAGCGGTAGCAAAATAATAGGGCAGGGACAGCCACAAGCTGTTCCTATTCAATTAGATCCAGCTCCATATACAGGAGCCGTCGCTTATGGTAGCGATGGTCTGATATATGTATCAAACGGAACAGCATGGACTGCGGTTGGTGCTGGTATACAGGGAACAACAGGTTTACAAGGAGATCCAGGTCTTCAGGGTTTACAAGGAGATTATGGTCCAGGATTCGATGTAATCGGTTCTGTAGCTGACGTAGATGCTGGCGGTGACCAACAATTAACTTTAAACACAGCTTTTCCTAGTGCAGCACTTGGTAATGCTGTAATAGATAATACTGATGATGAGTTATGGGTTTACGATGGTACAACTTGGGTAAACATTGGTTCATTCAGAGGTGTACAGGGTTTTACTGGTAATCAAGGCGTTCAAGGACCACAAGGTACTATTGGTGAAGAAGGTATCCAAGGCTCACGTGGTTTCCGTGGTTTCCAAGGTATGCAGGGTACTCAAGGTTTTATTGGTATCCAAGGCGTGCAAGGTATTCAGGGTAACCAAGGGACACAAGGACCACAAGGGGTGCAAGGTGTCCAAGGAATCCAAGGGGACTTTGGTATTCAAGGTACTCAAGGACCACAATCAATTCAAGGTATGCAGGGAACACAGGGTATCCAAGGTGATACAGGTTTCCAAGGCTTTAGTGGTGATGATGCAGGTCATGTAGTAGAATACAGACTTACAGATCCTATTGTAGAAGCCGATCCTGGTACAGGCGATATGATCTTTAATGGTGCAGCCTTACCCACAGATAATTTTAGTGCAGTTACAAAAATATGGATTGACGATGAAGCTTTCTACGGTGTAAACTTAGATGGTTTATTTACTGCAATAGCAGCCGTTGGTACTGCAAACAAAGGTATTATGAAAGTTACTCTTCGTAATACACCTAGCGATTATGTAATATTCCAAATTCAGGGAGCAACAGATAGAACTGGTTATTGGGAATTAGATGTTACTTATCTTTCTGGTGACGGTGTTAAAGGTGACTTTGTTCAGCTTAATACTCCATCAGCAGGCATTACAACTATGCTTCCTACTCTCGTTGCATTCAGTTTAGCTGGTGATCAAGGTATTCAAGGTACCCAAGGATTACAAGGCCATCAAGGTGTTCAAGGACTGCAGGGCTTACAGGGTGTTCAAGGACCACAATCAATTCAAGGTACACAAGGTTTCCAAGGTGATACCGGCATTCAAGGAATGCAGGGAACTCAAGGTGTACAGGGCTTACAAGGAGACCAAGGTTTCCAAGGAGCACAGGGTACTCAAGGCCATCAAGGGGTTCAAGGAACTCAAGGCATGCAGGGTACACAAGGCCATCAGGGAACACAGGGTTTCCAAGGCTTCCAAGGTTTACAAGGCGACGTTGGTACACAGGGTTTTCAAGGTACTCAAGGCTTCCAAGGTATTCAGGGCGTACAAGGTGCGGTTGGTTTCTACGGTGGTTTAACATATGAGTGGGCTTTCACTAATGATACAAACCCAGCTACTAATCCAGGCATTTCTTCTTGGAAAATTAATAACAGCGATGTTACATTAGCTGATAAATTAGTACTTGACGATATTCCATTAACCAACTATACTGGTGAACTTGATGAAATGTTCGATTGGTTGGCAGCTATTCCAGGATCTTCAAAAGGTCTAGTAGTAATTGAAAGTTTTGATGATGGTAATGGTCCTGGCGGACACCATCAAGTTGTATATGAATTCTCAGCAGTTAATTGGGATACAAGTGGTACTAAAACTTACGTTATATTCGATGTTACTTATGTTGGCCAATATGGATTAACTACAGATGATTGGGATACCGATGTTATTGGTTCCGGTCATACAGCAAAAACATTAATTAACTTTGTACCAAGAGGTGATGCTGGTATTCAGGGTATTACTGGTTCTCAAGGAGCACAGGGTACTCAAGGCTTACAAGGCTTCCAAGGAACACAGGGTTTCCAAGGTACTCAAGGCCATCAAGGGGTTCAAGGCGCACAAGGTATTGCTGGTGCTTACGGTGGAGCTTCATTCGAGTTTGACTATACACCACAAGTTACTCCAACAGGTCCTGCAGCTGGATTAATTAAATTCAATAATTCTGATCTTACTGCAGCTACTATCATGCGGGTATCAGATACAGAAACAAATGGTGCAAACCTTGATCCATATCTAAGAAGTTTAGATGATGGCGCTTCGGCGATGCTTGGTTATATCAAAATTGTATCTATTGCTGATCCATCAGAATTCTTACTATATACATTAACAGGATTAACAGAAAACGCAACTTATTATAACTTTAATGTTACGTATCTAACAAGTTCTGCTAATGCTGACACAACATATTTTACTAATAACACTGATATCATATTCACATTTACAAGATCTGGTGAACAAGGTATTCAGGGTATTCAAGGATTGCAAGGCATACAGGGTTTCCAAGGTGACTTAGGTTTCCAAGGTTCAACTGGTGCTGGTACACAGGGTACTGACGGTTTCCAAGGTGACTTAGGTTTCCAAGGTGTTCAAGGCTTCCCAGGTTTAATTGGACCACAGGGTGTTCAAGGCTTTACTGGTATCCAAGGTGGCGGCGGTTTACAAGGTTCAACTGGTGGATTTGGTGGTGTAACATTTGATTACACATACAGTACAAATACAGCAGCCTCTGATCCAAGTGATACAGATTCAACCGGTTATTTAAAATTCAATAATGCTACTCTTAGCTCTGCAGCTAAGTTATACATCGATGATAGAGATGATAACTTCGTAGATATTCAACCTTTCTTAAGAACAATTGATGATTCTACAAGCACTATTAAAGGACACTTTAAAGTATCAGAAAAAGCTACTCCAGCAAACTTTGTAATCTTTACAATATCTGGTTTAACTGAAGTAAGCGGTTACTTTGATGTAGATTGTGCATATGTAAGTGGATCAGTATCGAACTTTAGTCAAGATGAAGATATTATCATTACATTCGCAAGAACAGGTGATATTGGTCCGATTGGTACTCAAGGTTTCCAAGGTACTGAAGGATTCCAAGGATCACAAGGTGTTCAAGGTGGGCCAGGTGAAGCTGGTACTCAAGGTGCCCAAGGCTTGCAGGGTATGCAAGGCTTCCAAGGTCAAGCAGGATTTATTGGTGGCGATGGTACACAGGGTTCACAGGGTACTCAAGGTATTCAGTCTGTTCAAGGTGTTGCTGGTGCTGATGGAGACGAAGGTTTCCAAGGATCACAAGGTCTTCAAGGTCTTCAAGGTGAAGCTAATCAGGGTGTTCAAGGCTTTGATGGAGCACAGGGTTTTGCCGGAGTAGGTGCTACTGGTATTCAGGGTTTCCAAGGTATCCAAGGTGATGTTTTACAAGGTATCCAAGGTGTTCAGGGTGACTTAGGTCCTCCAGGAGCTGGTATCCAAGGTATTCAAGGGCCACAGGGTCTAAATGGAGAAGTTGGTGACGAAGGTATTCAGGGTCTACAGGGTCTAAATGGAGCTGGCGAAGCTGGTGTACAGGGTATCCAAGGTATAGACGGTGACGACGGTGTTCAAGGCTTCCAAGGTATTGGTGGAGATGGTATCCAAGGTACTCAAGGTTTACAGGGTGCAGCTGGTATCGGTGATACTGGTGTACAGGGTTTCTACGGTTTCCAAGGTCTTCAAGGTCTTATCGGTGACTTAGGTGAAGGTGGTTCACAGGGTGTTCAAGGCTTCTTAGGTATTCAAGGCTTCCAAGGTATTAATGGTGGATTGGGTAACGATGGTAACCAAGGTGCTCAAGGTTTCCAAGGTGACTTAGGTTTCCAAGGACCTCCAGGAGTTGGTTCGCAAGGTATCCAAGGCGGACAAGGTGTTCAGGGTGATCTTGGTATTCAAGGTTTCCCAGGCCAAGGTACTCAAGGTATGCAGGGTGTTCAGGCTGCTCAAGGTTTCCAAGGTTTAATTGGTTACCAAGGTACTCAAGGTATGCAAGGCTTTGGTCCTGATGGAGTGGTTAATAACCTACAAAACATTCACGAAACAGGATTACAAGATACACCAGTATTCTTAGCAATGTTCGAAGGTGGTAATACATCTAGGCCATTAATGGGTACATCAGGTCCGAATCCAGGCGGTGAATCTAACTTCTTCTACACAAATGATGTAGATGAATTAACAGTAGAAAATATCCAAATTGAAGGTAACGCAACCATTGTTGGCCAGTTAACAACATCAGGTATTATCGGTAACGCAAGTACGTTCCACTTACCAGCAGATGTTGATCTAGGTTTCGGTGGTACAGAAGCATCTCCTTACGTTGAGATGGAATGGGAAACAGCATCAAGTTCAATGGTTGTACGCGGTGCTCCAGGTAATATGGCTAACGTTGCATTTAGAGATGGTGCAAACGCTAACGTATTTACATTCGAAATGTCTAGCGGAGACTTTACAGCAACCGGTGATGTTAATGCTAACTCAGATGAAAGACTTAAAGAAAATATCGTAACAATCGATAATGCTCTTGATAAAGTCGATAGTCTAAGAGGTGTATTCTTTGATATGAAAGCAAGACCAGGAATCAGAAAAGTTGGATTCATTGCTCAAGAACTAGAAAAGATTTTACCAGAAGTTGTTTCTGAAGGTGATGACGGTATTAAGAGTGTTGCTTACGGTAACATTACTGCACTCATCGTAGAAGCAATAAAAGAACTAAAAGACGAAGTTAACGATCTTAAAAGTTAATAGAAGTTAAAAGAAATCTTTAAAGGGGGCTTAGCGCCCCCTTTTTTAGATAAGATCGTATCTCGTTCTATTATAAATAAAGAAAAGCAGCTTTACATAAGAGATAATAGATAACATGAGTTCTCAATTAAACATTTACATAGATCAAGGTACAGATTTTAGGTTAACTGTCGAACTATTCGACGATGACGATCTAGATCTGCCAATAGCAGGATATTCTTTTTTCGGGGATATACGGAAGCTATATTCTTCAAAACGGGCCGCCGAGTTTGAATTTGAAAAAACAGAAAATGATATTACTTTCAAAATGGATGCTATAACGACAAGCCAGCTAAAACCAGGAAAGTACGAATATGACGTGATGATGAGAAAACCAACCGGAGAATTGTCAAAAATCGTTGATGGACTAGCGTTCGTTATATCAACTATCACGGAGGTATAAGAGTGTCCGTAAAAGTTAAAGTTGGCGGTACTAAGAATATTCGGCTAGTAGCAGCCGGAGAAAAAAGACCCGTCATTGTTCCAGATTCTATAGCATTAGGCATAGATACTGTAGGTGAATATGTTCGTGCAATAGATGCAGGACAAGGTATTATTGTATCTCCAGAAAGCGATACAGAATCCGCAAACCTTGTAATATCTCATTCAAATACAAGTTCAGTAGCAAATACAATAAACTCTAGTTTACAGTTTTTGCACAACGCAACGTTCGATACATTTGGTCATGTTGTAGGAATTACAAATACAGGTTTAAATGCTAATAACTTCGTTGTTACAGACGGATTAATTGGTACACAGAATTTTACAATTGGTAATACATCTATCACACTTGGTGGATCTACCAACGAATTAACAGAATTAAATCTTATAGAAGCTGGTGAATTTACTATCACGGCTAATACTATATCTGTTCCAGCAGATCTTAACTTTGATCTCGCTAATTCAGACTCAGTAGTTAATATCGGTACGCACCGTATTATTAACGTAGAAGATCCAGTTAATAACCAAGATGTTGTCAACAAACGCTATTTAGAATTTGAATTAGATCGTGTTGAAACAACTATCAAGGTGTTTGACGACCCTATCTTGCCCACAGATGCAACTAATAAAAGGTATGTAGATAATATTGTTAAAGGTATTATAGTACGACCTTCGGCCCTCGGTGCAACTACAGCTGACCTTGGAGCAACATTTGCGCAGGGTAATAATACATATTCAGATACACTAACACTCGATCCAGTTAACGTTTTATACATTGATGATATTACGACGTGGGATGTTGGAGATAACTTACTTGTTAAAGATCAGAACGATCCTACTCAAAACGGTTCATATGATGTTATTCAACAAGGTAGTGCAAATACAGCTTGGGTATTCCAGAGAACAGTTTGGTCAAACGAAAGTTCAGAACTTCCTGGATCATATGAGTTTGTAACTGACGGTACGATAAACGGTGGAACTGGTTGGGTTGCTACAGTTGATGACTCTTCATCTTTCAGAATTAATGATGACAATGTTACATGGACTCAATTCCAAGGTGAAGGTACATTCACAGCTGGAAACGGTTTAACACTTAATGGTACACAATTTAATGTTGATAGTACTTTACCTCTTACAGCAATTACTCCTACGGGAACCGGTGATGTTCTTACAATTAATGGTGATGGTGCATTAACATTACCAACCGGTGAATCAAGTGATCGTCCAACTGCTGCTCAAGGTATGGTACGATTTAACTCTACTGACGGCCAATTCGAAGGATACGATGGTATTGCTTGGTCTGGTCTTGGTGGTGTTATTGATGTCGATCAAGATACTAAAATTGTTGCAGAGACAAGTCCTGGAACTGATAACGATCAAATCGAAGTTTATGCCGGTGGTACATTATCTGCTACTTTCAGTAATACAAGGGTAGATTTTACTGGTGATGTAGGCATTGCTGGTAATCTTACAATCGGTGATCAAGATTCAGATACAGTAGCATTTGCTGCAGACGTTACATCTCATATTATACCAGATCAAGACAGAATTTATTCATTAGGTTCTGCATCTAAGAACTGGCATAAAGTACACTTAGATACTATTGTAAGTTCTGACGGTATTGTTAATATTGATGGAACTGGAGCAGTCAAATTCCCTTCAGCAAATACTGCACTGAGACCAGTTGGTCCTGCAGGTATGTTACGATTCAATTCAGAAGAAGGTAGATTTGAAGGATACGACGGTACTGTTTGGGCAGGTCTTGCCGGATCAGTTATTGACTTAGATAAAAATACTTATATCATTGCAGAAA